TAATATTATTGTCAAGTTGCGGAACACGACAAGCCGAAACAATCAAACGAGATAGCATTTCGATTAATAACACCTATTCTCAAGGCTCGAAAATAGTTTTAGGCAATACTTTTACATACAAGCCATTTGACAACCTTAAACCGATGATTTTGGACGGTAAAAAGTTTGAAAATGCGATTGTTTCAAATGATAAAAGTACTATTATAGAAAAGTGGAAAAAGAAAACAGAATACATTACTAAAATAATTACGGTATATCGTACGACAGAAAAAACCGACAATACATTGCTATACATCGGTTTATTTTTGGTTTTAATTATTGGTATTTTAGCTTGGTTTAAGTTGCCGAGTTTTAGGGGTTAAAAAATTACACATCCAGAACCGCAATCTTCTTCTGCGTCAAATAAATCATCCTCATAAATATATTCATCTGTCATTTTTCTAAATGGAATACTCGCCATACTAACTAATTCTGGAATACTTAGGTTGTTTCTAAAAAAATTCATACCTCCATTTTCAGCAAAAGAGTTATAAGCAGGCTTGTCTTTGATTAGTATTTGCGAATATTTTTTTGTCATTTCTTCCCACCAACTAATAATATTTGGCTCTTCGTTTATAATAGTCATTAACTTTCTATTTGACTTCTTAAAACACATATCGCAATTGCCTTTATAGGCTGGAATTGTTATTTGTATTGGTTTGTCTTTCCAAAATCTATTCCTATCCTTAGTTGTAATCCCATTATCTAATAAAGGATAAAAAGTATTATTAGTTAGGTACGCTTCTTTTACCCTGTCCATTTCATCTGCCCTAAGTCCTACGGCTATTGAGTAATTATTTAACCCAAAAACACTATCTGCAAATTTCTTCAATGGTACTATTTTCATATCTCTATTACACCAAGCATTAATTTTTGACGCAATACCGAGTTTTTTTATACCTTGTTCGTATATTTCTCCTTTTATTTTTAAATCTTCATAAGAAACTATTTTAAAATCCACACCGTCCCCGCTTTTCATATTAAAAACAGCTTCTATCCAAGTCATATTTAATCCGAAATACTTATCACATTTATTCATAAAATCTAAACTTTCCAATCTTTCTTTTGATACGTTAGCCATTGCATAAATAATATTATGATCTGGATACCATTCTTTAATTTTAATTGCCATCATTACGCTCGAATAACCAGCAGAAACAGAGCAAAATATATTGTTGTTATCTTTTAATTTCATAATTTCTATTTTTACATTTCAGCAAATCTACAAAATATATCAACATAATAGTTATTGTTGTGATAGTTTAGAATGATTCTATATTACGTTGTTGTTGTTGTATATTTAAAAATAGGTTGTATATTTGTTGAACAATTTAAAACTAAAAATTATGCAAGAAATCAAACACCTATACAAAATGCTTAAAGACAAAAAAGGCTTTTGTACTGAATTAAGTAAAGAAGTTGAAACAAGTCCTTTGAGTTTGTACAATCATTGGTTTGGCAGCTTTTGGAATATCCCGGAGAAACACAAAGATTTAGTATTAACAAAATTAAAAGAAAAACAATTATGAGACCAATTGCAATGAAATGTAGTCAGGAAGAATTTGATAGTATTAAGGATAGGCTATCTAATATTACAGATGTTTATGATTTTGAAAGATATCCTTATTTGACAAATGATTATTTGGGAGAATTTCAAATTAGAAATACAAGAACACTATATGACGTTGAAATCCACGAAACTTTCGACGCAAACATATTTTTACAAGCGTGTGATACTGAAGTTGAGAAAGTTTTTAAAGGTAGTGAAATGCAGATTGATTTTGGATGGGGATGGATAGATGCATCTGAAAAGAATAAATATCGCCTTAAACCCCAACCAAACTACCAAAAAGAAATCGAAGCACTTCAAAACGCTGCAAAAGAAAACGGAATGAAAGTAATAATTAATTTTGAAAAGATATGAGTAATACAGAAAGATTTTACCAGTGGATGTTAAAAATAGGAAACGTCCACATAAACGATAATGCTAGAATGGTTCGAGCGTTTCATATAGTTGCTAATAATTAATAGATATGAAAACAATATATAACACTTATGTAATAATGGAATCGCAGGAACAATGCGATAGAATGAAACAATTATGTATTGATAATGGATTAAAGATGTGGATTGACGGTTTATTTGTTTATGATAAAAAATGTGGAAATCAATTCTACAATACTATTGATCCGGGTCAAAGGGGATATGTTTATTGTTTTACTGTTTTATATAATAGTGAACACAAAACAGAAATAACAGAATCTGAATTTATCGAACTTTTAAAAACTACAAAATGAGCCTAGATACATACACCGAACACAACCCACTTAATCCAATTAATCAAATTGAAGCGGAAATAGAACAAGAAGAGGACGAATTGGAAATTACCAAAGACGCTCTTAAAATTCAAACAAGAAGATTAAATTATAAGATTTGGCAATTATCTAAATTAGCCGATATTGAAGAGTCTTTCAAAACTTTTGGATTTAACACTTATGAGGAACAAACACAGAAAAATGAAATTTTAAATCAGTATGTAAAATGAAAGAAACAGAAATTGACAGTATGAAATATCGAAAATCTACGCATTTAGCGGGTATCGATGTTGATGCAATTGTAACTGATAAGGGCAATTGCATTTTAACTATAAAAGAAGCGTATTACGATACAAATGTAGATGTGTCAGGAAACAAAACAAACGGTTATTTTATTGAATTTATAGAGGATGTTAAACCAATGGTTGCAAATTCTGGAAATCGTAAAATAATCAATGACATTGTAAAAGAAAAACTTGGATGTACCGCTGCTGAAAGTAGAATGTTACCTAATTGGAAAGGATTACAAATTGACTTATATTTTGATCCAAGTATTAAAATGATGGGTAAAGTTACAGGAGGTATAAAAGTTAAACCAGTTGTTAAAACTATAATTAGTGACGTGAACGCTTTAGTTATTTTAAATGCTTCAACAACTATTGCAGAACTTCAAAATAATTGGGGTAAACTAAACGCAAATGAAAAGAATTTACCTGCTGTAATGGCATTAAAAGAAACTTTAAAAACTACTTTGAAATGATAGCAAGATACGATATAATACAACACAGCGAGGAATGGCATAGGGTACGTTTTGGAAAAATTGGCGGCACTTTATCAAAAGGCTTATTTATTAAATCTGATACTCTTTTAGAAGATGTATTATCTGAACTAGTAGAAGATTTCGATTTACAAGAAAGTTTTCAAAGTTACGATATGATACGCGGGAACGAATTAGAGCCAGAAGCGCGCAAAGCATTAAATGCTTATTTAGGAATTGAACTTAAAGAGGTTGGATGGTTGCAATGTGAAGAAATTTCATTGTTGGGAATTTCACCCGATGGGATAACAGAATGCGAAACTATAAGTGCGGAAATTAAATGTCCAGCCGCAAAAAAGCATTTAAAAACCATATTATCAAATGAAATTCCAAGCGATAATATACACCAATGTCTTCATTATTTTACGGTTAATCCTAAATTAGAAAAGCATTACTTTTGTAGTTATCGCCCGGAAAACAATTTCAAGTCTATTTTTGTAAAGGAATTAAATAGAGATAGTTTGATTGATTTAGGAACAAAAGCAAAACCAGTTATTAAGCCAATTTCAGAATGGGTGTCAATAGCTAAAAAAGAAGCAATTATTTTACAGGAACAAATTAACGAAAAATTAGAACAATTAAAATTTTAAAATTATGAGCAAACTATTGTACGGGAGTATCGACTTCACAAAATTATTAGAACTTGCAAAAGCAGGGAACAAAGCTTTTTCTAAAGCAGACAACGGAAAAATTTATCTAAATTTAAACGTTTGGATTAATGATGAGAAGGACAATTATGGGAATGATGCAAGTATGCAAACATCATTTAAAGATGCCGCAAAAGAGGATAAAATCTATTTTGGAAATCTTAAGATAAGTGAGAAAAAAGAAAATGAACCTATCCCTGAAAACAGTTCAGAAATACCAAACGATTCTGATTTGCCTTTCTAACTATTTAGAACAAATATAAATAACAGCATAAGTACACTTTTTTGCTGTACCGTGCTGTTATTTTGTTTACATTTACATCATAGAAATAAACAAATAGAAATTATGAAAAAAGTAATGTTTGAATTAAAAGAAAAAATAAATGTTAATGATTTAAACGACAATTCTTTAGTTGGGATTATTTGGTCAAGTCATAAAAAAACAATTATAACAAAAGTTTGTAATAAATTTATATCAATAAGTAAAAATGATTATGACTTAAAAAGTAGTTGGTTTAAAGATTCTATTAAAGAATATGTTATTCAGGCAAATTTAAATAATACAGATATTGAAGTATTTGTATTTAGTACAAGGTCTGAAATGGAAAACTGGTTAATTTCTTAATTATGAAAACAACAAAACCCTTCCAAGGCCTGCTTAACGTATCAGGTCTTAATCAAACACAATTTGCAGCACGTTTTAAAATTCCAAAGCAAATGATTACCGACTGGAAAAAAGGACGTAAAAACTGCAAAGTTGAAACCTTACAAAAAATGGCCGAATCGTTTGGCTATACATTAAATGTTGAATTTAAAATTACAAAGTTATGAAAGCATTATTAGTCCTTATCGCAGCCATTGTTATAATAGTAACAATACATATATTAACCCCTCAATATTATAAATAATGATACTACTCACCACATTAATACTCGCAATATTCCTATTTTTAGCACTCGTTGCGTTATATATTTCCTTTACCTTAGGAATGGACTTAAACGAAGAAAATGAAGCGTTACAAGAACGTTTAAAGGAAATCGAAAAAGAATTAAAATTTCAGATTGACTTGAAAAAGATGTATGAAATTGGATATGATAAATTGAAAAATGATAGAAACTAGCACGCATATTAGCTCAGCAAATCGTATTTTTAAATGCGATGTGTTTAGCAATACTAGAGAGCGTAATAACGTCGAGGGAAGAATGGCACTATCTTTTTTGCTTAGAAAAGATTATAAATATTCACTTAGAAAAATATGTGAAATATTAGGGAAAAATCACGCTACTATAATCCACTATTTGAAAAAACATAATGATTATATGGATTATAACCGTGAGTACAGAGATAGGTTTTTAGAGTTTTACGGATTTCACAAGCCTAAAAGATGGTTATGTATGGAATGTAAGTTAGAAATTAGAAAATATACGAAATGAAACAACAAGAACAATTAACGCACATCAAAATACTAGCACAAATCCAGTTGAATTACCTAACCGATTTTAAAGCTGAAAACAAATCATTTTTTACCGGAGCATTTAAAAACTTTACCAATAATTTTATATCAAAGTTAATCGAAGTTGAAACAAAATACTTTGACAAAGCTATTATAAAAGAAGAGGAAGCCGTTGAGGTTTGTTACGATGTTATGGATGAATTTTATAAAACAGTATCGAAAGTTCCTGTTTGGGACATGGTAAATATTATGAGTATTATTGAGGCTTATAATAAAGACAAAAAGAGTATTGAAGGCGTTGTTAAAAAAGTATTGCGATGATACCAATAACCGAAATTATACAAATACTTCGCAAACATCCAACGCATTATTTATGGAGTAAATCGAAACCTAAATTTGTATTGAGCGATTGGATTGAATTAGATCGTTTAAAGAATGAATATAAAAAAATTACGTATGGTAAAGGCACTGATAAAAAAGTAATGAGAATTTCGGACGGTGTGATTTATGCAAACGGTAAAGAATGTTATGAGAAAAATGGAATAAATAGAAGTACGTTTTATCATTTGATTGGGGGAAGATTGAAAAAGGAATGTGATTTTAAATATATAAAATAGGAATTATGATAGTAGTATCTTTATTTAACGGAATGAATACGCTTCGCCAAGCAATGGAAAATCAAAATATTAAAGTAGATAAGTACTACTCTAGTGAAATAAAACCTTATGCCATACAATTAACACAACATCATTTTACTGATACTATTCAAGTTGGAAACATTTTGAATTGGAGAGAATGGGATATTGACTGGTCAAAGGTTGGATTTATTGGTAGCGGGTCACCTTGTCAAGATTTAAGCGCGGCCGGTAAACGTGCCGGGATTAACGGTAAAAAATCAAGTTTATTTTTTACATTTATTGAAATATTAAATCATTGTAAATCGCTAAATCCAAACGTTTTATTTTTACAGGAAAACGTAGGTTCTGCATTAAAAATTGATGTTGGAATTATGAGCCGTGAATTAGGAGTTTATCCAGTTAGAATAAATTCAAGTTTAGTAACTGCACAATTACGTGATCGTTATTATTGGACAAATATTAAAACAAAGCATACAATGTTTGATATTGTTACAGATATACCACAACCAAATGATAGAAAAATAATGTTTAAAGATATTATTACAAGCGGTCTTGTTAATTCTGATAAACATACTTGTCTAAATACTGGAAGTGGTAAAAAAGGTAGTCAAAGATATTTAAAACATAGAAATGAAACTACCGGAATGTTAACTTTAATTTATGAAGAAAATAATGAAATTAGAGTAAAAACAAATACTAAAAAAGGTTATGATGTTTTAACAGAAAATGATTGTTTAGATTTAAGTTTTCCAACGTCTAAAACAAGACGTGGACGCGTTATAAAAGGAAAAAGTCCGTGTTTAATGGAATCAAATAATAATTTATTTGTTTTAGAAAATTGTAAAGTAAGAACAGTAAATAAAATTGAAATGTGTCGACTTCAAGGATTTTCTGATGATTATTGTGATATTTTAAATGATACAAAAGCTGGCTCGTTATTGGGTGACGGCTGGACATTGCCAATTATAGAACATATTTTAAAACATATTGAGATATGAAAACATACACCGGCATATCGTGGAACAGACAAAAACAACGCTGGATAGCAACAATTAATAACCATCATTGCGGTTCATTTACAGACCAAATTGAAGCAGTACGATGTCGTGATATGTATATAATTACGCACGGGTTAGATTTAAAAAAATTACAAATAATTAAGAAAGCTATTAAATAAATAACTATCTTTGTAAAACAGTTGCCGTCTCACATTACGCAACAAACGGAATTATAACTAATCCGATAATGAACATAGAAGTGAGACGCTATGGGATTTATCGGATTTTTTAATTTACATTATATGGACAGAATTTATCATCGTTATGAAAAGTGGGAATGTTTTAAAAATGGATTTTTTAGAAATGTTTCTGGTCAGGAAAAAATACCTTTATCTGAAAAAGTTATAGAGCTATTTAATGATTCTGAAAAAACAAAGGAATTTATGCTTAAAGTTATAAGCGAATGGAAATATTCGTGTGAACACAATTTAAGCAATTTGTCGTTAAATCGCGTTGCATGGCTTGGACAGTCAGCGTGTTGTATTTATGCTAAAATACCATATTCAATTACTATGGAAAATTGGCGAAATGTTACAAAAGATAAACAAGATATTGCCTGCGATATTGCAGAAAAAATAATTAAAGAGTATGAATTATGCCTAAAATCTATTTAGAACAAAACGTTTATGATGCAGCAGTCGAAAGGGTAAAATTTACTTTTGACAATTTTGAAAAAATATATCTTTCATTTTCAGCAGGTAAAGATAGTACCGTAATGCTTCATATTGTAATGGACGAGGCGATTAAAAGAAATGTAAAAATAGGATTAATGATAGTTGATTTGGAAGGTCAATATAAATTAACTATTGATCATATGAAGGCGTGTATTGAAATGTACAAAGATAATATTGATTTATATTGGGTATGTTTGCCTATTCATTTGAGAAATGCCGTTTCTGTTTTTAAGCCGTTCTGGAAGTGTTGGGATTCGGAAGTAAAACAAGATTGGATTAGAGACTTACCTAAACAATCTATTTCAGACCCTAAATTTTTCCCTTTTTTTCGTGATGGTATGGAGTTTGAGGAATTTGTTCCAGAGTTTGGAGAATGGTATTCACAAGGTAAAACATGCGCGTGTTTAGTGGGAATTAGAGCGGACGAAAGCCTTAATCGTTATAGAACTATTGCAAGCGATAAAAAAATAAAGTTTCAAAATAAGCAATACACCACTAAAGTAACCGACAATGTTTTCAATGTTTACCCGATTTATGACTGGAAAACAGAAGATGTATGGACTTATCACGGTAAAAACAAGCATAAAAGACATAATGGATTGTATGATATGATGCAAAAAGCCGGTTTATCAATTCATTTACAACGTATTTGCCAACCTTATGGAGACGATCAAAGAAGGGGTTTGTACTTATTTCATTTGATTGAGCCAGAAACTTGGGCAAAAGTAGTTGCAAGGGTTGAGGGTGCAAATAGTGGAGCTTTATATGTTCAAGATACTGGAAATATTAACGGATACGGCAAGATAACAAAGCCAATGCATCATACTTGGAAGTCGTTTTCTGAATTAATATTAAATACTTTACCGGAAGTGACTTCTGAACATTATAAAAATAAAGTTTTCACTTTCATTAAATGGTGGGAAGAAAGAGGTTATAAAGACGGTATTCCTGATGAAGCACCATCTATTTTAGAGAGCGAAAGACTTGCCCCGTCTTGGAGACGTATATGTAAGTCATTATTAAGAAATGACTATTGGTGCAAAGGGCTTGGATTTACCCAACACAAAACAGATGCTTACAATAAGTATTTAAAACTAAAAAAAGAGCAAAGAGAATTAAACAATTTTAAATTATAACAATTATGAAAAATCAAATTATATCACTTATTCAAGAACTACAAAAATTAAATGTAGATGAAAAAGTTCAGGCTATGAATGAAATAAAAATAGCAATGCACGAAATAAGTCCTTTTAATTCCGAACCTGTAGATTGTGTTTTATGGGTAAAAAATGAAACGGTTCACGCAAATGACTATAACCCTAACAGCGTTGCGCCTCCAGAAATGGAATTACTTAGATTGTCTATAAGTTCAGACGGATATACACAGCCAATTGTTTCTATGTTAGAAGATGATATGCAAACAAGAGAGGTTATAGATGGATTTCACAGAAATAGAGTTGGAAAAGAGTGTGAGGAAATACAAAAAAGAGTTCACGGATATTTGCCAGTAGTTACAATTAATGAGGATAGAACTAAAATAAACGATAGAGTTGCTTCGACTATTAGGCATAACAGAGCTAGAGGAAAACACAAGATTGATGCAATGAGCGATATTGTAATCGACTTGAAAAAACGAAATTGGAGCGATGCAAAAATATCCAAAAATCTTGGAATGGATCAGGATGAAGTTTTAAGACTTTGTCAAATTGGCGGTTTGGCTGAATTGTTTTCAGACAAAGAATTTTCTAAAAGCTGGGAAGCTGAAAATTACCAAGATGATGAAATACAGTAATGATAAAAGAGTGAGTTTCGATAGTAAGACTCACTCTTACTTTTTAGGTAAAAAAAGACTTGAATCAGTAACTACTTTATTAAGTAAATTTAAAAACAAATTTGATTCTGAATACTGGAGCAAAGTAATAGCTAAAAGAGAGGGTAAAACACAAGATGAAATACTCAAACAATGGAAGGAAAAAGCTAATAAATCCTGCGAAATAGGAACGGCAATACATAAGATATTTGAAGATTATACTTTGGGTAATTACTCACTATTGCACAATGAAATTTCAATTGATTTTTTTGATATAAATCCAGAATATTTTATAGAATTTCACGCAAAAGCAATTGTAGCAACTAATTTTATAAAAGAATTTTTTCTAACCAAAAGAATAATTCCTTTACATTCTGAATACATTTGCTACAACGAATCAATTGCCGGGCAAATAGATATGATATGCACCGACTCAAAAGGAAATTATTATATTTTAGACTTTAAAACAAATGATAAAATAGATTTTGAGTCTTATAAGAATACGAAAATGTTAGGCGTTTTAAATTTTGTTGATGATAGCAGTTATTGGCATTATTGTTTACAGCTATCTATTTACAAAGAGCTATGTAAAGAATTTGATATAAGAAACCTATTTTTAGTTCATATAACAAAAGAAAAATATCATTTTATTGAATGTGAAAACATTTTAGAAAAAATAAATTTAAGTGATATAATTGAATAATTTTTTCGTATATTTGTAATTGTATTGTTCGGGCAGGTTCGATACATATAAGACATTTTTAAAAAGCTCACAAAAGTAAAGCCTGCCCGCTTGAAATTGTGGGCATTTTTTATTTAACTTAATTTATTTATATTATGACACACACTTTAACATCAACTGAATGCGGTGACGAAAATGTAATATTTAACATTTACATGTTTGAACTTGATTCCAATTTAGTAAATATTGGAATAGAAAGAAAAGACTTTTTAAAAGAGCATTTAAATAACGAAATTTGCGTTAACTTAAATAAAAAAGAACTTCACTCACTTATAGGAACATTGCTTCATATACAAGCAAAAATGAAGGGAGGTAAGTAATGGCAGAGGATAAAAAATCTTTCGTTGCTTATGCAGACTGGAAAGAAACTTTTGATAAATTACCTGATGAAATTGCGGGTAAATTAATTAAACATATTTTCGCATATGTTAACGACGAAAACCCAATTAGCAACGATTTTATTATCGATGCAGTATTCTCAAACATAAAAAATACGTTAAAAAGAGACTTAAAAAAATGGGAGTTACAGCTTGAACAACGCAGAAACGCTGGTAAAAAGTCAGCAGAACAACGAGCTTTAATGAAAATCAACGAGCGTTCGATTTCGTTCAACGAAAAGCAACGAAATTCAACTGTAAGTGTAAGTGTAAGTGATAGTGATATAAATAAAGTAGTTATAGGCGAAAAAACGCCTAAACTACCTAAATCAAATAAAGAGGAATTATTTAATTCACGTAAAGAATCTTTTAGAAAAGACGTTGCTTTTTATTTAAAAGAATATTCAAAAGACACTTTAAGACAATTTTTTGATTATTGGACAGAACCAAATCCATCAAAAACAAAAATGAGATGGGAATTACAAAAAACGTTTGATGTTAATCTTAGATTAAAAAACTGGACTAAAAATGAAAAAACTTTCGTAAACACAATTAAAAAACCAAGTTTATTATGAGTTTGGAATTAGACAATGCAATGAAAAGAGTCTTTAACGTTTTTAAGCGTTTTAAAGAACAAAAAGGCAAGATTTGGGATAATGACATAGAAGCTTTGAAAACTATTAACCAAGAGCTTGAAAATGTAAAAAAACAGCAAGCTATCGATAACATTCTATTTTTAAAATTGCTTACAATTCATATTAAATCTGAATTAGATTATTTTAAAGACATTTCATTCGCTAAACAAAATATACATAAAGCTTTGTCTTTACCTTTATCGACCCATTTGGAACTTTTAAGAATTTCATTAAATCAAATTGACTTTGAAAATTATATTAAAAGTATTGGAATGAGTAATAACTTTTTAGCTGACAAAGAAACTGTTTTAAATGACAATGAAATTTTAAATAAAAATCAAAAAGAAATTGTAGAAAAGTTAGGCAAGTTTTGGACATTAGAAAATATTGAAAAGTCGATGTATAATACATGTAATGAATTTATAAAAGATATTGAAAACTATAAAATTAACTAGATTATGGATTTTGAAGAACTAAAAACAGACCTAGAAATAACCAATGATTTAGTTAATTTTATAGATTTACAAAACGAATGCTTTGTAGATTTGTCAGAGGAAATACAACCTCCAGAAATAATTTTATCTATTGGAGAGCATTTGTATAAAAACAAATATTACCCAACTGCAATAATGACTTCGGGTGAATTTAGTGCGATAATAGCAGTTTCAAAGGCAAAGAAATCGTTTATAAAAAGTGCGTTTATCGGGTGTTATATCGGCGGAAAATCTAATTTATTATTTAATAATATTAAAAGCCATCGAGATAAAGATTATACCATTTTGGACTTTGACACAGAACAAGGAAGTTATTACGCGCAAAGGACATTTAGGCGTGTACAGGATATTACACAAAGTCAGTATGATAATTATAAGTGTTATGTTACAAGGCATTTAACATCGCCTCAAAGATTGCAATTAATTGACTATTGTTTGAAAAATCAAAATGAATTATATAAAAGTCCAGTTAAATTATTGTCAATCGATGGGATAGCGGATTTAGTTGAAAATACAAATGACATAATTATGAGTAAAGAAGCGAGTGATTATTTAATGCGGTGGACTTATGAGTATAATATTCACATTACTACTGTAATTCATAAATCAGGATCTACTGGGAAGCCATTAGGACATTTAGGAACGTATGTTTTAAAAAAGGCAGAAAGTGTAATTGAATTAGAAGTTAATGAGGATAAAACTATAAATGTTTCGAATCCGTATAGTCGAGGCGTTTCATTTGAACCGTTTAATTTTGATGTGAATACTGATAGTTTGCCATATTTAATCGAAGATAGTTTTTTATGAATTACACACTAAACATAAAGCCATTAAGCGTAAATGAGGCGTTTAAAGGCCGTAAATTTAGAACTGATAAGTATGATGTGTTTATACGAAATTGTCTTTTAATGCTACCATCGGTTATAAATATACCAGACGAAAACAATATTAAATTAGCAATTGAGTTTGGGTTTAGTAGTAAGGCAAGTGATATAGATAATTGCTGCAAATCGTTTATAGATTGTTTGGTAAAAAAGTATAAAGTTGATGATCGTTTTATTTATGAAATGCACGTGTTTAAGTCGATTGTGAAAAAAGGAGAGGAATATATAAAATTTAAAATATACTAAAAATGAACCCATACGAACCAATATTAAAAGAAATAGCATCAGGGCTTTTAGAAAATGCAGAAACAAAACCAAACTTCTCTAACAATGCTTTACTCGATGCGTTATTGATATTTCAAACTGTTTTTATGGACAAATTATACGACTGTCAAGATTATGACGGAATGAGCCAAAAACATCGTGAGAATATGGCAATGGTTGCTGGAAATGAACTTAGAAAATTAATACATACATTTACTGGATTAGATACTCATGAACTCGTAAAAAATTATGATAAGTAATTGTAAGCACTGTGTAAAATTGTGCAAAGTAAAAGTAAAAACAGAATGCGACAAATACCAATCAATAGCCAACCGCCCAGAACAATTAAAAATCGAAATTAAAGAAGCGTTTAAAATTGGTGATTATGAAAAAGGGAAGGAATTACAGGAAATTTTATTTAAATTTAATAATGGGTAAATTATGAAAACATACAAAAAACAAGAAAACGTAATTAAATCAATAAACGGATTCTGGGAAATATGCAAGCAATGTTTTAAGGTTATAAATGATAATGACGCACCAAAAACAGATTCAGTTTTGATAATTTATAAATACATATTAACTGAAAACTTTGAACTATACAGTAATTATGGATTTAAAGTAGTGAAACAATTTAAAAATAAAAGGTTATATTTACAAGTGTTTTCTATTAAATTAGATACTCTAATGACTTCTTTAAATAGTTTTGAACTATGAAAACCTACATCACAACCCTACAAGCTATCGACAACACAGATGGCTTGTTAAAACAGTTCATTGGACAAAATATTATGGCAAATAATATTGATGAAGCAGAAGAAATATGCATCAATTCGTTTCCATTTTTAAGCGTATTAGGAGAAAAAATATGTGAGTATGATGAAAATATGGATGAAGTTGATGTTAGTTTGAATTAATTTTGTACTTTCGTTAAATGATTCAGAAACTTGCATTAAAGGATACTTTTTGGAGAAAGACAGCTTTGATTATATGCAAGGATAAAATGTTGTCGGATGATTTGGTTAACGATATGTATTTAAAATTATACGATTGTCAAAAAGAGATTAACGATTTTTATGTTATCAGGACAATACGAAATTTATTTTTAGATCACATTAAAAAAAATAATAGCGTTTCAATCGATAGTTTTTATAACCTAGCAGAAAATAACAATACATTTGAAGCAGATGATTACGAAAATTATATTATTCAAGAGTGTGAAAAACTATCTTATTTGCAAAATGGATTGTTAAAAGAAAGTTACGATTTATCAGTTAGACAGATTTCAGAAAAATACCAGCATATTAATTACGGATTAATACACCGTGAATTAGATAAAGCAAGAAAAACAATTTTAGGAAACGATATTGATTTATATAAAAACAAACGTTTGAAAAGTAAGAAAAAGTAAAAAATAAAACGTATCTTTACAATGCTGTTCAGAGCAACTTAAAAGAAATTAATTTAAAGATATGTGAGTACAGGCTGAACACTGGAAAGCATATCTTTTTTATATTATGGAAATTTGGAAAACAGTAATTGGATTTGAAGATTATGAAATAAGTAATTTAGGAAATATTAAGAGTTTAAAGTTTAATAAGATAAGGAATTTAAATCCGGGCATAAATAGTAAAAAATATTATAATATTACTTTATTTAAAAACGGAATTAGAAAAACTAAAGAAGTTCATCAAATTGTTGCAGAATCTTTTTTAAACCACATACCAAATGGTAAAATATTAGTCGTAAACCATAAAGACTTTAATCGTTTAAATAATTGTGTTGAAAATTTAGAAATAATTACCACTAGAGAAAACACAAATAGAGAACATTTAAAATATAGTAGTAAATACGTGGGTGTTAATTGGAATAAAAGAGCTAAAAAGTGGAGGTCATCTATTAGAATAGATAATAAAAAAATACAAGGAGTAAGAAATTTTAAATTAAAAACAACCCCAAAAACAACACACAACTAAAAATGAAACCAACACAATTCAAACAATTAATTAGAGAATCAATTCAAGAATATATTCGCGAAATTGACGAGGCTGGAGATAGAGCAGCCATTGTATCAACAATACCTAAGTATTCTTTAACATCACTGAAGTCACCCCCCTGGGCGAGTATTTGCTGTACGTTAGCTTCTACATTTTCAGGAGCAAACGGCGATGGGTTCGCTGTAGGTAATCCGGTATCAGTGCCTAGTGCTTCTAAGCCCTGCGTGTCTTGCGGTGCTACTTCTTCAGGTTGTTGCCCTAGTGCAGATGCTTGAGCGTCCTGTGTAGCAATTCCTGCTCCCAAGGCGTTTGTACCAAGAGTGCGGCCAATAATCCCTTGAGGAGTAATAGCTGCTTGTGGTGCGCCCTGTAAATTGGCTCCTATCCTGCTTGTTATACCTTTGCTAATTTGTTTAGGCGCTCGTGCATTTACCCCAGAAGCCATAGGCAAGCCGATACCTTTTTGTGAGGCTGCTATAATATCAGGATTTGCACCGTATAGAGTTGCCATTTGTTGTTTAAATGGTTTAATTTCTGGTATTTCACCTAGCACATCGTCAGAAGCACGTTTGATAGCAAGCAGTGCCTCTTCCTTCGCTGTGAGACTTTTAGCTAGAGGGTTACGGAGTTTTTCGTCTGCTTGACTAGCGACTTTATTTATGGTTTTTACAAAGTCGTTCAAGCTCTTGGCATCTGTTATGGCGTTTAGTTTTGTACCGTATTGTTCAATAAGTTTTTGTACTGTAGGGTTTTCGAGGTTAACATCAATATAACGTGCGTTGGCCGGGTCTGCTACGGCATCAGCTAGTGCTTGTGTTACCAAACTACCTTGCAAAGGTACCTTAGATTGGGCAAGAGTCATATCCACCTGCTTACCTAGCTCACCTATCTTAGATTGAATTTGTTTAGCCTGTTTTTTTGGTGAGCCTTTGATACCCATTTCAGCTAGAGACATTGATGTTTGATCTACGTTCTCTAGTGCGCTTATCTCCTTACCAGGTTTTAGCCCAGAAGCGCT